AACCGCTCCAATGGCAGCAACCGACCTAACCTTTACAGTTGCCGATGGAACAGTGCTAACTCGTGGTTTGGTTGAAATTGATGATGAATTGATCTGGGTTGACTCATTTGACCGTACAACTAACACAGCCACTATTCCAGCATATGGTCGTGGCTTTCGTGATACAACCGCTGCAGTTCATACGGCTGGTACACGAGTCACAATTACTCCGTCGTTCCCACGCTCAGTAATTCGTCGCAATTTGCAACAAGCAATTGATGCTGTATATCCAGATTTGTTTGGTACCTATTACACAATTTTTAACTTTCAAGCAGCAGTAACAACTTATGTTCTGCCAGATGAATGTATAGATGTATTGGCTGCCTCATGGCGCACCATTGGACCTTCTAAAGAATGGTTGCCTATTCGCCATTATCGTGTAGATCGTACTGCTAACCCATTGGTATGGAACAGTGGTAAGACTATTTCTATCCGTGAGGGTATTATTCCTGGTCGTCCCGTCATGGTAACTTATACAAAAAAGCCAACTGTTATTCAATATGATAACGATGATTTTTCTATGACTGGTTTATCAGATTCAGCACGTGAAGTCATTGTCCTTGGAGCCGCATATCGTACTGCCATGTATCTTGATTTTGGTCGTGTACCAGCACTAACCGCAGAAGCAGATGCAATGAGTCAATCTAACCCAATTGGTTCAGCAGTCAACATTGGCCGTGCAATTCAAAATCTTTATCAAGCGCGTTTACAAATTGAGATTCGTCGTCTTGAAGCCCAGTTCCCACCCCGCACGCACTACACAAGTTAGGATAATCAGTGACAAGATACTACTCAGCAGTTGCTGTAGACAATACCCTTGGTTCAGCAATAACCAGCGGTTCTACAACAGCAACACTCAATACATCCCCGATTGGTTATCCAAGCAGTTTTCCATTTGTGTTGGCGATTGACTACAACGCAGCAACAGAAGAACTTGTATTGGTAACGGCAGTATCTGGTACAACTATTAGCATTACTCGTGGTTTTAACGGATCAACGCCACAATCTCACGCAGTGGGTGCAGTAATACGTCACGTTATTACAGCCCAAGATTTAACAGATACTCAAACGCATTACAATACTGCATTAACTGATGGTGCGCATGGAGTAACTGGCTCACTAGCCACATTCCTTGGTGCGCCAACATCGGCTAACCTAGCCGCAGTAGTTACCGATGAGACTGGTTCAGGTTCACTTGTTTTTGCAACTGGTCCAACAATTAACAGCCCAGTCATTACAGGCACAATTGCTGCCAGTGGCTCTACTGGTGCTTCAGGTCAATACCTTTCATCAACAGCAACTGGTATCGCCTGGGTAACACCAGCAACAACTAACCTTGTTCTCAATCCTCAGACTGGTACAACCTACACCCTCGTATCTAGCGACTTAAACAAAGTGGTTACCTTAAGTAACTCATCTGCAATAACCTTGACCATCCCATCGGCTGTCTTTACTACTGGTCAACAGATCAACATCCAGCAAATTGGCGCAGGACAGGTAACCGTACAGGGAGATGGAACGTCTACCTTTACAGGGACTGGAACTAAGTTACGCGCACAATACAGTGCAGCCACCATTGTTTGCACAGGAACCAATACCTTCACATTGATTGGAGACTTAGCATAATGGCTACAGCATACGTCGTACTAGGACAGGCTACGCCCTCAGCGGCTGGCTCATCTACCCTTGTTACAGGGTCAACTAACGGCTCTATCGTAGGCTCCTTTACTGTCTGCAATAAAGGAACATCTACTGATGCAATCCGTGTCAGCATTACCAAATCTGGTGGCTCTGCTTATTACCAGTACTACGGTTTTAACGTGCCTGGCAATAGCACTATTCACGAACAACCAGGTTGGACATTAGCGACAGGTGACACAATTACCGTATATTCAACTGTTGGTAACACCGACTTTACAGCGACAGGAGTAACACTCTAATGGCCGTCTCATTACTTGTTAACGGAAGCGCTGTTCCAGCAGTTGCGGTTAATGCCCAAACTGCTTCATATACCTTTGTCTTGGGCGATGGCAATAACACCCTTGTTACTTTGTCTAACGCCTCTGCCAACACGGTGACTATCCCACCTAACTCATCAGTGGCATTTCCCGTAGGAACTGTGTTAAACTTCGCACAAACTGGCGCTGGTCAGACAACAATTACTCAAGGAAGCGGTGTGACTATTACATCAACTGGTGCTACGGCGACTGCTCCAAAGACTCGTGTGCAATACAGTGCGGCTACTGCAATTCAGACCAGCGCAAATAACTGGCTTGTGATTGGAGATATATCATAATGACGCCAATGCTCGGAATTTACGCTTCTCAAATATCAGGTCATTTATACAATGGACCTACAACGGTTAATTATCTTCTTATCGCTGGTGGCGGTGGTGGCGGTTCTAGTAATGGACCTTCAAGTTTTTTTGGCGGCGGCGGTGGAGCGGGTGGATTACTTAATTCTTCCATATCCGTAACCCCTGGAGTGCAATACAATATTACAGTTGGCAGCGCAGGCGGAAATAATAGCGCTGGCAACAATTCAACTTTGTTTGGATTAACAGCAGTTGGTGGTGGTAGACCTGGTAATCCGTCAATTTTTAATGGTGGTAATGGTGGTTCTGGCGGTGGAGCAAGTAGTACTGGTTCAGGTGGTTCAGGTACATCAGGACAAGGTTATAGCGGTGTGTCATTTAACGGTGGCGGTGGCGGTGGATCTAATGCTTCTGGTTCGATTCATTCTGGCGGTTCTGGTATAACAATAAATTACAATGGTTCTAGCCCTGCGTTTGCTGGTGGCGGCGGCGGTGGAGCGGGTGGTACTGGTTCTGGTGGTTTTGGTGGTGGCGGTGATGGTGGGCGTAATGGTCATGCACCTCTTTGTGGCAGATGTGCAACTTCTTATGGTAGCGGTGGTGGTGGTGCTGCGGTTTGTGGTGGTACTTGTACTGGCGGTATTGGCGGTAATGGTAGTAGCGGTATTGTTGTTATTTATTATGCAAATACTTATAATCTTGCTAGTTCAACTACTGGTTCGCCAACAATTCAAAATTTAAATGGAAATAGAATTTATACCTTTACAGGAACAGGAAGCATAACATTCTAATGGCTCACTTTGCAAAAATAGATGAAAATAATATTGTTACAGAAGTTATTGTTGTAGACAATAATGAAGCGCCTAATGAAGAAATAGGTATTGCTTTTATTGGTTCTTTAGGTTTAACAGGAACTTGGAAACAAACTTCATACAATACTCGTGGTGGAATACATTATGGAGAAAATCGTGAACCTGATAATGGCGTAGCCTTACGCAAAAATTATGCGTCTATTGGACATATTTACGATAGTCATCTTGACGCTTTTATTCCCCCTACGCCATACCCATCTTGGGTGTTGGATGAACAAACTTGCCAATGGGTAGCGCCTGTTCCACGCCCACAAAGTGATGCAACAACTGGTTATAAGTGGGATGAAGATAGCAAGTCTTGGGTTGCTTTTACAAAGACACAGCCAACTGCTTAAATCTATGCTAGGCTTTTATCCTAACAAGGGGGTAGCAATGGCAGAAATTGTTTTTACAGATATACATAATCTTGATGGTGTATTGGAAAAACCAAAGCCAGCAATAGAATATATACCTGAATGGTATAAAGCAGCAAAATCATATCTTGACCCTAGTGGCAAAAAAGCACCTAGTTTAGATGGACAACCTTACGCAACTATTAAACGCTGTATGCCCCTGTGGGATATGATGACGGCTGGCTACATAATGGAAACGCCTTATGATATTTATATAAGGCAAACTGAAACAGGCCCATATTTTCAATGGGGTAGTAACGAAGCAATTGCTTTTCAATCAATGGATCAATTTCAAAACCATCCATACTCCCGCGACATTAACTATGCCGCAAGGATTAATATTCCTTGGTCTATTAAAACCCCAAAGGGTTGGTCCATTATGGTAATGGAACCACAGCACCACGAGCCAGGACCTATTACTTGCGCTAGTGGCATTGTGGATACAGATGATTATTCACTACCATTTAATATGTTCCTTAAATTACGCGACCCAAAGTTTGAAGGAATGATTCCTGCGGGTACGCCGTTCTTACAAATTATTCCTTTTAAGCGTGAGGCTTGGACATCATCTCTTGGTGGTAAAAAAGAACGTATTAAACACGCGTCAGATAGACAAAAATTTTCTAAAGTATTTTTTGACCGTTACAAAAAATTTTGGTGGCAAAAAAAAGAATACAAGTAATAGTAAGCCCCGCCAAGTGCGGGGCTTTTTTATTAAAAATAAACTAAGGAGTATAGGTGGCTATAGGCGGCTATAAGCACATTGCGGAACGTCCCGTTGATCCAGTTGGCTTACCTGCTAACTCTGGAAATACCTACTACAACACGGCTAATAATTACGACTGCGCTATTGCAGGTCTGCCGTTCTTCCTTGGTATTAGCAAAGAACATCCATACAAGCGTGAGACTGCGCAGTATCGCAAGCAACAGA